GGAGTTCGCCCGCCGCCACGCATCCACCATCTTCCTGGCCTCGCTCTCGGGCAGGTTGATGCCGTAGATCCGGCCCATGGCCGCAAAGGCGCCGACGCCGCCAGCGAAGCCGCAGGCCAGCTCCTGCACCTTGCCGACTTGGCGCTGGTCCTTCGTGACCTCCTCGACGGTGGTGCGGAAGGTCGCGGCGGCGTTGACCTTGTAGACGTCCTCGCCGCGTTCGAAGATCCCCAGCTTCTCGGCGCCGCTGTTCGACTTCGACAGCCAGGGGTTCACCCGCGCCTCGATGGCTGACCAGTCAGCCGCGATCAGAACCTTGCCAGGGGCGGGCAGCAGCGCCGGGCGCAGCATCCCCTTCAGCACGTCCGTCACCCGCTTGCCGTAGGCCGGGACGATCTGGTGGCCCCGCACCATGGCCTGCCGGACGTCATCCGGCGCGGCGGCGCACTTGCGAGGGAAGTTGTGGACCTGGGCGCCGTAGCTCGACGCGCGCCCGGTTGCGGCCCCGCCGGCAAATACGAAAGCGCCGCGCACCCGCTGGTCCTCGGGGTCGGCCAGTTCGGCCAGCCGGTTGAACTTCGCCACGCTGCTGGCCCACAGGTCGTCCGCGCATTGGATGACCTCGGCCACGTCGGGCGGCACCTCCTCCGGGTTCTCAGCGGCCAGAACCAGCAGGTTCGCCCGGACGTTCTTGTCGATGGACACCTTGGCCTCGCCGTCCTTGTGGACGACCATCAGCTTGCGGGCCTGCGGCCCGACCCGGTGTTCGACCCACGCCCGCATCTTCGGGCTGCGGACGCTGGTGATGGCGCCGCCTGTCACCTCGCGGACGGTCTGCTCGATCTCGACCAGTTCCTCGCCAGCGTAGCGCACGGCGGCGGCGCAGAGCGCCGTGTCAACCAGCACGCCCCGGTCGTTGATGCGCTCGTTGACGTGGTAGTCCAGCAGCTCCTCGTCGGACAGGTCGCGCATCGCCTTGCTGACGGCGCGCATCGCACGGACGTCCTGCTCGCAGTAGCTGACCATCTCGGCCAGCAGCGCCGCGTCCTCGCGGAAGGTGCCGTCGGGGCGGGGGATGGACAGCGCGCGGATCAGTTGGGCGCCGCGGTGGTCCTTCTTCATGGACGCGCCAGCGAAGCGGCCCACGTCCTCCAGGCTACCGGGGGCGCAGTTGGCGCGGGCCTGCGCGGCTGTGCAGTAGAACTGCTCCAGCGCCGGCTCGCGGAAGCCTTGGTCGGGGGCCAGGACGTACCAGAAGATCATCCGCTCAAAGGCGGCGTTGTGCGCGCGGATCTGGCCCGGGTGCTGCGCCACCCGGTCGGGGAAGGGCTGGCCGGGTAGCCAGGTCGTGACCTCCTCGTCACCGAAGGCGTAGGACATGCACAGCACTTCGGTGCTGGCATCCTGGGCGTAGTTGTACGCGCCCGCGCTCGTCAGGTCGCAGCGGCTGCGCGTCTCGAAATCGAGCCAGAGGATCACGGCTGGCAGTCCATCACGGCTGCGATGAACTCTGCGGCGAGCGGCGCGACAATCGCGTTGCCGTAGGCGCGCAGGCGTCCCACGCGGGCGGGAGCCCCATGAGCCAGCGGGAATGTGCCGGGTTCAACTGGCCGCCACTTTCCATCCCGGCACAGGAGCCAGTCAGCATCTCGCCAGAAGCCGTGAAGCGGGCCGGGCCGCCCGATGCCTCCGGGATCGTCCTGGCAATCTGGTCCAGACCCATCTCGCTCTTTCGATCCCCGCCCCGCGAGCGAAAGCTGTCCGTCTGCGGCGTCGGCCATCCCGTCAGCACCGCCATCTCGTTCAGCGGTCGGGCGTTGTGCGTGTACTCGTTCCCAGGGTTCAGCGCCCCCTTGTAATCCCTCGCCGCTGGCGTCGGCCACCCCGCCAGATGCGTCGCCACCGCCGTCAGCGTGTCGGCCTTGCCGCGCCCCCAGCGCATCCCGCTGCTCTCGCCGTCCTCCAGACGCGGCGTCGGCCAGCCCGACAGTACTGCGGCATGGTTCAGCGTTATGTTCGGCGTCGTAAAACCGTCGCTGGGGCACCGCAGCGCGTCCGTCTGCGTCGGCGTCGGCCAGCCAGCCATCGTTGCGGTCGTCCGCAGATCCATCCCGCCGTCCCCGTGCAGACCTGCGCCATTCGTGTCGCTGGTCCGTGGCGTCGGCCACCCACCACAGCCGCTGGCGGATGTGCGGAGCGCCGACGCTCGCCGCGCCAAGATCGGCCGCCCCGACTGCATATCCCACGACTTCCAAGTCAGCCCGAACAGCGTCGAGCCAGTCTCGGCCAAGCGCGCTCGCAACTTGCTCTCCAAGGACGACTGGAGGGCGGCACTCCGCGATGAGGCGATGGAACTCTGGCCACAGATGCCGCTCGTCGGCGGTGCCCCGCCCTCGACCGGCGGCGCTGAAGGGCTGGCAGGGGCAGGATCCGGTCCAGACGGGGCGGCTGTCGTTCCAGCCAGCGGAACGCAGGGCGTGGGACCAGACGCCGATACCGGCGAAGAAATGGGCCTGAGTGAACCCTGCGACGTCCGCTGGAGCCACGTCCCGAATAGACCGCTCATCCACAACTCCCTCTGCGATGTGGCCAGCCGCAATGAGGTTGCGAAGCCATTGGGCCGCGAAGGGCTCGATCTCGTTGTAATACGCTGCCATGGGGTGAAACGGCCCCCAGCTTGCGCCGGGGGCCGATCCTTCTCAGGCCGAGCGACGACGACGGCGACCCGCCTCCGGCGCCGGTTCCTCGGGCGCGGCCTCCTCGGCCACCTCCGCGTCAGGGCCGTCGAGGCTCACCCACTCCACAATGTCGAACACAGGCGTGTAGATCCGCCCGTACGACTTGTGGGTGTAGTGTTCCTTCTTCAGCCGCACCACCGGCACCGGCTTGGACTGGTCCTTCTCCACCTGCGTGGCGATGGCGAGCGCCAGCACCTGCACGGCGCGCTTGCCGCCGACCGAGGTCGTCGAGAAGCGGGCTTCCATGTCCTTGTCCTCGCCGTTGACGCACTTCAGCGACATGCCGACCTGCGGCTCCCAGCCGCGCTTGGACTGCGGCGGCGCCGGCTCCAGCTCGGGCAGCGGCTGCTGCACCGACACCATCTTCTCGCCCAGCACTTCGCCGTCGCCCCAGGCGATGTAGCCGTGGGTGAAGCTGAACGGGTTGATGGCCCACAGGCTGTCGGCCTCGACCTCAGTCTGGTCGGCGCCGAAGACCCAGTGGCCGGTCTTGTCCATCTTGAGGATGACGGTGTTGCCGAGCGTCGTGCCCGTGTTGAGCGCCCGCAGGGACTGCGAGAGCGACTGCACGGACGGCAGGTTGGCGTTACCGAACTTCGTGACTTCGTTCATTGTACTGTCCTTTCGCGTTTAGACGATCTTACCAAGAGCAGCCGCCAACTGGCGGCCGATCTGCAACACGGGAGGCCGGGGATCTTTCTCCGGGGCCAGCGTGGTGCCTGTTGAAACGGCGACGACCAGTTCGTCCGGCAGTTCGATCTTGCGCTTCTTCAGCGCCTTCTCGGCCTGCGCCGGGCTGACCAGCTTCGTCTCCGTCAATTCCGTCTCGTCGAGGCCAAGCGCCACGAGCGCCCACAGCGCCTCGTCCGCGTTGACCCACTGGCGGGTCGCGCGCTTCTGCACCAGCTTGAAGCCGGGCACCGGCTCGCCGTTCTCCAGAAGCTGCTGCGCCAGCGCCCGCACGCTTGCAAGGTAGTCCTCGATCAGCGGCGCCTGCTCCAGCATCTCGCCCAGCCGGGCGGCGTCGATGTTCTGGAGGCTGGTCTTCAGCGCCCGGTCCACGGCACCCGTCAGCAGCGGGCAAACCGGCTTGGCGGCGCACCAGCGGCAATGGTCGCCCGTCTGCATGGACGGGTCCGGCCCCAGCGCCTCCTTCACGGCCGCGAACAACTGCCGTTCGAAGTCGCGGATGCGGGCGGGCGTCGTGCGCCACCACTTCACAGGCTTCGCCGCTGTCGGCTGGACGATGATGCACTCGATGCTGGTAACGCCCTTGAAGGCCCAGGCGACCTTCGGCGTCCGCATCGCCGCCGCGGCGTAGAACATCGCCTGCGGGTTCTCTTCGACGGCGACGTCCACGCCATCCCCGAACTTCCAGTCCAGCACGATGGCGGTGTCGCCAATGCGGCCGACCAGATCGGCCGAACCGAAGACGCCGGGCAGCGCGTCACCGAAGCCGACGACGGCCTCGCACTCGTAGGTCATGTCGCGGCCGGGGTCGATCAGATCAAGGGCTTCCAGCGCCGGGCGGATCTTCGTCTCGATCAGATCCTGCGTGACGGTCACGTCGTTCAGCGTCTGGCCGATGAACTCCTCGGGCTGGCGGTCCTGCGTCAGCACCGCCTCCATGATGGTGTGGCAGAGGGTGCCTTCGTCGGCGTAGCGGGAGGAGGGGCGAAGCGGCATCTGCTGCACCAGCTTGACCGAGCCGGGGCAGG